GTGACAATGAGTACAATGAGTATGAACAATTTTGCTTCAGGAACCTCGGCCGTTATCCGTGCCGCGTGCAAAGGCAACCGTGTTGGGGGGAAGAGACAGGGCGTGCCCTACGCCGCCGCTTCCTCCGCGACCAAATCAGGGTTGTGCAGGCATGGAAACCGGGTATGTTTGGCGCGCAAACAGTGCGAGTCGGACGATACCGTGGAACGGAAGAGGTTCTTTGGTTACTGGACATGGAGGTGTTATGCGCAAGCAAAAGAACACCAGGCCGATATCTATCCGTCATCAGGCGATGAGTACACACCCGGGTCACCCCGGTATGTGTGCTCGTCGCCTGTTGCCGCGAGGCCCAGCCCACCTAGCTCGGTCGGAACGAGCGAATACTTGGGGATGTCGTGTCCAGTCGTTTCCGTTGTCCCCCAAGGGCAGCGGAAGAAGTTGCGCAGACGCAGGCGGGACAAGCGCTCTTCTCAGAGCGGGTCCAGCCGGTCTGGCAGTGAGGATGGGACGCCTGTGGACGGCGTAACATCCGATAGGAGCCGTGCGCTCACTGACCTCTTGACGGAGAGTGTGCACAGGCTAGGGCTCGGAGATTCGGTGGACGGGGTGATAGATACACTTCTGAAATCGGATCTGCTTAGTGCGGGGCTGGAGACGACGGTCTCCGCCGGCGGGCCAGAAGGCCCTAAGTCCGCAAACGGGAAATCTCCTTTCGTGAGGACAGAGGAGGTGATGGTTAAATACGCTGGTCGGGTCCACAAATCCGCACGAGCGCTGGCCACCGTTGATGCTGAGCTGTTAGGCACCTTGCGCCTTGAAGCTCTGTATTGTGTGAGAACTCCGGAGCTGCAAATGGTACTTAAACGCAAGGGCGTCAAGTACCTCAGCCAATACGACACGTCGGATATCCCGGCTCAGGAGGTAACGTCGATGATTCACCGAGCAGTTGTGGCAGCCATGCTGCCAGATCAGGAGGAACTCGACGCCAGACACACTTACAGAATGGGTGCCAAGGACATGCATCAGCATGCTAAGCTACTGTCGGGGGATCTCCGCCCCAACAGTATCATTGAGCGCGTGGGCGACATTGCAAAATGGCGCCCGGCTGCTATGCCGCAGCAGCCATGAGGACGCCGTGTAATACGAGCTCTTTGCTTAGATGATGAGGTTATCAGACCAGTGACCTCATTGTTGCAGGGAGCCAGTTACAGGCTGGGGCCTCAAAATTGTGCAACAGGTAGATGCACGACCGCACTCGTAGAGCCTATCGTTGATGTAGTCACGCACGCTGACTGCACGTGCAACGAGGAGCGCGCATTGCGGGGTAGACATCTTGTGGATACCGGAGCACGAGTGGGATCCTTGTGTTCCGTGAAGGATGTTCTACGAAGTCTCGCCTCTGATTTGAGGTTGAGCAACAATGGACGTGAATCCGCACAGCATTACATAGAGAACTACAGCGGGGATAAGCGTAAGCTGCTGCAGGAGGCCAGAATCTCCTTGGAGGGTAAGGCCATCTGCCCAGCAGACGCTGCAGTCCGCATGTTCCTTAAAGATGATAAGTACGGGGCTACCGATTACAAAGAGCCCCGCTGTATTCAGTACAGGTCTAAGAGGTTCCACTTATACGTGGGGCGGTTTCTCCACCCAATAGAGAAACAAGTCATGGAGGCAACGGAGGGAGGGGTTAGGTTTTGTGCCAAATCCCGCAACTCCCTAGAGAGAGCCAGTGACCTTTTGGAGATGTGGGAGTCGTATGCAGACCCAGTCGCGGTTTTGCTAGACCACAGCAAGTTCGACGCCCACATTACTGCCGAACATCTTAAAGTTGAGCATGAGTTCTACCATCAGGTGAACCCTGATCCTAGACTCAAGAAGGTTCTAAAGTGGCAGATTCGCAATAAGGGGTACACAAAGAATGGCACCTCGTACACTGTCGAGGGTACGAGGATGTCCGGGGATGTCAACACGGGTTTGGGCAATTCCGTACTCAATTACGGAATGCTCAGAGCCTGGCTGATGGTGTGTGGGGTGCGCGGGCACATCTATGTTGATGGTGATGACTCTGTGGTCGTCATGTCAGCTTCGGATGAGCACAAGTTGAAATACGAATTTTGGGTGCAAATGGGCATGGAGACAAAGCACGACATGGCTTACGAATTTGAGCATGTTGAGTTTTGCCAGTGCCGCCCAGTCTACATCGCCGAGCAAAGGTGCTGGCGCATGGTTAGGAACCCAGTTCGACTTGTTTCTCGCGCCCCTTGGACGACGAAGAAATACAATGACAAGGGCTACGACCGACTCACCCGCACCATAGGGTGGTGTGAGTTGGCCGCCAACGGCGGAGTCCCAGTTCTCCAGGCGTATGCCTCCTGGCTAATGGGCCAGGGTTCCGGTCGCATCATGAAGCACGAGGTTCGAGCCCATCTACGAGATAGGGTGGAGCACGTGTCGTTGAGCAAACCAGGAACAGCAACAAGGCTATCGTTCTTCAATGCTTGGGGCATCTCACCCCAGCAGCAGATCCGGATCGAGGAATCATCCGATTGGAGAGCTGTTGTCTGCAGCGCTGCATAAAAATCGTTAACATGCCACCTAAGCGTAAACAAACATCGCGCAAGCGTACAGTGATATCGCGCCGCCGCAGGGTACCAGCCGACATGGTCGCTGGCTCTGAGGAAGGGTTGCGCTATCTGAAGTGCGCCATTGCCCCCAAAGACTTCCCGGGCGTTATTGCTGGTATACCAGATGCCTATTGCGGGAAATCAGCCGTGATCAGGCAGAAGATTCTTCTGCCTATCGGGCCACCCGCTAACACCACAACGAGTTGGAATGCCTCGATAGTCATACCGCCCATTCCGAACGTGGCGGCTATGGTCGTATCCAACAAGGACACCACGGCGCAGCCTAATACGGTTGCTGCCGTCTGGACTGTCCATGACTATGTCAATGCACCCACCATCTTCCCTTCGCCAAATGTTGGCCCCGAATTCGGAACCAGTATGGTGCAACAGTTCCGTTATGTCTCTTTGACAGCGGAGTTGAAGATGGTAGGTCCGGTCTTGTCAACCGGAGGCACTGTTTGCGGGGCCAGAATCCCTGGCTTTGGGCTCCAGCAGGCCAATAACGTAGCTGGGGTCGCCGCGCACTACATGACTGGCTTTGATGATGTCGACCAGGTCGGCATGCAGTCATTGCCTGGTTACCATATAGATCACGTCAATTCAGGTCTATATGGGTGGTCGATCCACCAGGATCCCGCTGTAGCTTTTCAATCACTTTGGATCAATTCAAAGTATGACAGTGTCGAGTACACAGAGTGCGGCACACCTGTCGCGGGTGCCAGCGCCTCAGGATATTTCCTGGGGTTCGGCAGGCAGCAGGCTCTGGGTATAGCAGTGACAGGGGCAACCCCAAGCACCAACTTCGTCCTCGAGGTCGAGGCCGTGATTGAGTATCAACCACGTGCAGACTCGATAATGACGGAGATGATGTCGGATGCCCCGCCCCACGATAGGTTAGCACTAGACGCATACGAGAAAGCAGTAAGGAACATGCCGGCGTTTGTCCCGGTCTCTAAGAACTCAGGTTTCTGGGACGCGTTTCTCCACATCGTAGCGTTTGGAGCCCCCATTGTCGGGTCCATCTTTGGACCACTCGGACGAGCAACTGGAGCAGTCATAGGGACGGCTGCTGAAGCTCTACGAATCGGCATTGGAGGCAGCTGACTTGCCGCTCCCCTGTTTAAGCCGGTGGGGAGCCCCCCCTCCGTGGTGACCGTTCGGAAGATCAGAGCTGGGTTCTTCACGGCAACCACGACCTCCTCAACTGGCAAGACGGTGGAGATCGGGTTGGGGTTCGACCCTAGCCAGATTCCCACCAGGCATAGCATTAAACAGGCTTTGGATCTCAATCCGGAATTCGTCGGTAAGCCGACGAAGTTCCCGCACGCTATGTCTTAATCGTCCATTGTGAAAGGTGTTGTTTGGTCTGCAACACTGCCCGCCTCCTTTTCCAGAGGTGGGGCCCCGCAAAGTTAATCGGTG